AACGGTGCATGAACCTCCTACCAGTCTGGATATATGTCTAATTTGTTACTCTTTCTTTTAGTTTTTACTCTATCAATAGTACAAGTTTTACATTCATATGAATATGAAGATGGTTTTTCTCCTCTACTCTTTCTAGTAAGGTAAAAGCCTTCTGTCAGTGAGTATGTCTTACCACAAGTTCTACATTTCCTTTCATGTAGAAACAGGACTGGTTCATCTAAGTCCACTTACAAATAATCCCACATATATGATCTATCACCATACTCATCCACATTCCATCTATCGCCTTGATCATCTACGAATGATGTCTCTTCATGTACACCGTCATTAATAAATCCAAAAGGTGCCATGTCTGCCTCTATCTGATCTCTTTGGTCATCATATACTCTCTTTCTTATATCATCATCTGTCATCTCTTTGAAATAATCTTGCATGACTAACCATGCAAATATGACAAGACACATGGCAAGGTCATCATTACAACCCTCTTCTGCTTCAAATGAGTTTGATTTTTCAATGAAGGTTGTAAGTTCTGCAATGATATTGTAGTCCTTGACTAATAGTTTATCTGCCTCTATCAGAGTTTTAAGGTTGAGTGACCCTATCTTCTTGACAGTCTTAGACATCTTGACTCCTAGTTGTACCTTACTACCAGAGAATCCTTGACCCAATACTTGTCCAGCTCTACCTCTTATGGCAGTCATCAGAACATTCTCATATTCCATATCATAGAATAATATAGATGCTATCTGATCTCCTATATCATTTACTTCACATAGAACGTATGCGTTATTATATGCTTTGGCAAACTCTGCTATGACACTAGGGAATAACATTGGTTTGATAGTGTTGTTTCTATATTTGGCAACAACTTTATATGGAAACTCTGTAGTGTCAAATACTATGAAAGCAGAGTAATCTTTCTCTACTCCCCTTGCAACGTCTACTGTAATTGAATAGTTATGTTTGTCTATTGGGTTTTCATATATCTCACCACCTCTCCTTCCAGTATTAATTGGTTCATCATACACCATAGTTTTTAACTTGGCTGGTGATATCAATGTATCAACAGATCCTAAGAACTCACATTCAAACTCAACACGGAACTGTGCTTCTGATGTGTTCTTGATCGTCTGTTCTTTCCACGCTTCATCTCTGCCTGGCACTTCTGACCAGTGAACGTCTGTGGTGACGTATTCGTTTCTACCTAGTTCCGCATCATGCCACAGTCGGTAAAAGTGATTCATACCACGAGGGGTAGAAACAATAATTACCTTAGTAGACTTACCAGAACTAATAGTAGGATATACACTACTAAAGAAATCATCTGCTAAATGGTTGGCAACGAACGCAAATTCGTCTAAGAATATGATGTTGAATGACATACCCCGAACGGCAGATGCAGAGGTTGATGCCGCAATGATCTTGGATTTGTTTTCCAATTCCATAGATCCCTTGTTCCATGCAATAATACCCTGTTGCATCCACTTGGGTAGATTCTCATATGCAATTTGTAATCTACCAAGTAGATCTCTTGCAGTCTGAGCCTTGTTTGCAAGTATACCTATAGTTACACTATCATTGAAGATGGCATAGTGTAGAAGATATGATACCACAGTCGTTGACTTACCTGACTGACGAGGCATCTTACAAATATTAAATCTGTTATTATGAAAATTATTAACTAACTTCTCTTGAAAGTCATACATCTTGAATGGTACTAGACCTTCATCCAAGTTGATGATCTTCACATATTTCATTGCAAAATATACAGGATCATTGGCACACTTTAAAAACTCAGTAACTTGTTTCTTTGTAAAGTTCTGAGCAACATTCGCTTTCTTTAGATTAGGATTTCCAAGGTACTGTTCATGATCAGGCATTTTCTTTAGGAGTCAATTACTAATAATGGTTTTGTGGGATCTTTATCACTGGCATCAAAATATAATACTTTACTGCCTGGATATACTTTGTTCAACTCATACTGAACATTCTTTTTTAGAGGTCTTGCTCTTTGAGGAAAGAACATCTGAATAAATTTAGTCTGTCCTCTAAACTGAAAAGTAATAGTATAGGTTGCACCATACTTATTCAATCTCTGCCAATTACCTTCTTCGTTGATTGATTTGAAACTTTTCATTGGTTCTCCTTTTTCATTTTTTTCAACATCTTTTGTAAGTCAGCAGTGCTTCCTACAAATAAAGAATTGTTAGTTACGTTAGTAGTATTCTTATCTTTGACTTCATCAATCTCTTTTACTTTTTTCTGGAGATCCATTAGTTTATCTGCCGTATCTGCAACGTGTTTAATAAGTTGACCAGCAACTTCATATGCCCTTGCAGAATCAGATTGTTGTGCAACATCTAATGCACCATCTACTGCCTCTTGACCTTTCTCAACTAGAGAATACAACTGAGCCCTACTATACTCATAGTCTTTTGTAATATCCTCTTTACCAGATTTTATATTCTTAGGACTAGTTCTTGTAGGTTTATTGACAGGAGCTTTCATAATCTCAGCACCTCTATCTGTGATGTCTAGAGCGTCATCTATTTCATCAAATGTTTCGTCTTCAATCATAGGTCAGAGTCCCTCCCTTGAGTTTCACTGTAAATGGTTCCGTCAGATGCAAAGTCTGTGACTTGTTCACCGAAACCAAAGTCATCTCCAAACTCTATTACTCTCTCAACGACCTTAGCGTCATCTTGTGCGTTAATAGAATTTATAGGAATATTTATGTCATGAGCTACAATATCACTTCCAAACTCACCTCTCCTAACAGTAATTCTGTTTCCAGATATACCTCTAATTAACATTTTCTCATCGTCTATTTGAATGTAAGTCTTAGTAGAGAACGGAGTTGCATTGTTGACTTCAAATGAAGTTACATTAGGTTGAATGACTTCATTGGTTCTAGCAGCATCGTCTTGAGTATAGTCTTTAACAGCAATAGGAACAGCTGTATATCTCTGTTGTCTAGTTGCAGTTTTTCTGTTTTCTGTTCCAGTAAAGTAATCTGCTTGTACTTTTTCAATCAATCCATCACTACTGTTATTGATAGGACCGAACAGATAGGTTTTACATACAAATGACAGAGTGTACACCAAAGCCCTTCTCTGTAAGAAGTCATCTTCATAATTATCTTCCATCTGAATTCCTTCCAGAGTTATTGGCATATCTCTTTTCTCACCAATGACATCTACTAAATCTATTGTTAAGTTAAATGCTGGTTGGAAATATGGTAGTATCTGTTCTAAAATTTGTATCGCATCCTCATTTAGTTTAGCAAGGATACTAAGACTCATATTAATATTATATGGCACAGGCATAAATGACTTCACCATTTTCTTTGTATTCTTATTGACAGACTTGAAAGATTGCATAGTAGATACCTTTCTTGTCGAGTCATAGTTCATGCCCATAACTTCAAAAGACATTCTAGGTAAAGTAAGAGTAGTTCCTACTGTACTATCACCTTGATAGTCTCTACCTTGTGTTACTCTTGCTAAAAATTTCTGTTGAGGTCCATAAGATATAGGAACCTTTACAACACTGACTGTCTTACCAGATCTATCTTTATGTTGTACTTCTATATTATTAAAGAGGGTTCCAAAAGACACGATTGTCTTACGAATGATCTCATGATAGAAATGATTTGTTAGCATAATATTACCACCTTATGAAACTATTTAGAATTCCCCAAAAGGATTTCTTTCTGAGAAGTCCAAAATCTCGTCTGCCTCTGTCTCTATTTCGTCATTAGCAGCAAAGGGAATATCAGTAGAGAGGTCATCTCCAACTGATAGAATCCTGTAACTTGCAGCTGCACCAACAATTGTTTCTCCGATTACAAAACTACCACTCGCTGCTACAACTTTAAGAACATTATTCGCAGTATCCCAGTTGGCAACGTATGCACTCGTACCTGTAGATACCTGTGTCACTACTTCATCTATATCAAACTCACCATAAGAATTAGATGTTACAGATGATATAGAAACAGCTGCGGCAAGAGATGTATAACCAGCACCAGCATTGCTGTATCTGATCTCCTTGACTGTACCTGCTGTGCTTACAACTGCTTCCGCTTGTGCGTTCTGTAGTAATGGTATGGTCTCATTAGACTGTTGTATGTACACAGATGTAATACCAACTGTAGGTGTAAATGTATATCCTTTACCACCAGTGGTAATTCCAATAGGACCTAGGACTGCCTCTGAAACTATAGCAGTCGCAATCGCAACAGATACAGGTGAACCACCACTAAACTGTACGAGAGGAGGTGTAGTATATCCTGTGCCTGGATTTGTTAGTAAGATTCTATCAATAGATTGATTAGGTACACCAGCTCTTGATGTCATAATTGCAACCGCAGTTGCCTGAGTTCCAAGATCAGGATCTTCAAAAGTCATGATAGGAACCGAAGTATATCCCCAGCCTTCATAATTGATAGTCAATCCTGTTACAGTTTTAGTAGCATCAGTTGTTGCAATCACAGATGGGAATTCATTATCCATCTTACGAATGAAATTAGAATTAACATTTGTCTGTAAATCAGTCTCTTGTTGTGCTTCAGTTGTAGGAACTTGAGTTGCAGTGTTAGTTCTTAGTGCATTGTCACCAGTCAAGTTGATAGTTAGATGATCTAAGAATCCCTCAAATGATGCAGTCTGAGAAGGAATGAATCCCTGTCCTGAAGCATCAGCACCTAATTTCAGGGAATCACCAGCAAAGAACATAATTGGGTTTGCTGTATTAAGACTGTTACTTGCAGTTCCGTTTACAGATATAGTTGCATCAGTATTGTATTGTTCTACTCTGATAAAGTTCCAAGCATTTAGATTAAGTTGTGTTGTGTTTTCAATAGATCCAGAACCAGAAGCAAACACTATGTTACCTGTCTCTCTGTAGTATATCTTGAATCTATCAGTCCACATGACTGTTCCGCCATTGACTGCTGGATCAAACTTGGTAGGGTATAACCAGAAACTTAGTGACAGTCTACCATTACCACTATCTCTAGAATCCACATTAGTTGTAAAGTGGAAGTTAGCACCAATAACCTCTGATATTGTGGTGTGATGTAGTGAGTTATTACCAAACTTAATCTGAGATGATGTGGTTAGATTAGGTGGTGTAAAACTTATAGAAGGCACACTTAGGTAATTAGATCCACCACTCGTTAGAGTTACAGTATCAATACCACCCTCAGCAATTGTCACAGTTCCAGATGCCTGATTACCTTGTGTTGGTTTATGTATCGTTACTGTTGGTGTTCCTCTGTAGTTACCACCATCAAACATTGGAACACGTTGTACAGATTTGACACCAGTAACTGTAGATGCAAGAGATACATATGCCATTGCATTTTGAGATGTAT